TCTAAGGATGTAGTAGATAATAGCCCTCTTAAATCAGAATTGATGGGTGAGTTTGCTAAGTTTAGACAGATTAAAGATGTAGAGATAGTAGAGATAGTAGAGATAGATAGTGTATGATTGTTGATTGATGTGTATATTGTGTTGGATGCTATAAGTGAATGCTTATATTGATGTAGATATGTGCTGTAATGCTTGATATATAAGGGTTGTTATGATGTATGTTTATCATTATGATAATGTTTGATTATGAATTAGTTAATGGCAAAGCAATCTTCGAGTCTAGTGTATCATTATGAGACAGTAATTGATGTATATTATGCATAGTATTATACACTGACACATAGATAACAGGTAGATATATACCCTATAAAACGTATGTTTTGTGTGTGAGTGAAGGACATAACCCTATGCATAATATGTAATCATGGTATAAATAGATACGCTAAACCCTGTAAGCCCCATACAGCAAGGGCTACAGGGTTTTCTTTGAGTGTTACAAAGTATAGTTGTGTAACTGTTAACGTGTTTTCTACTGAACATAATATCTCTTATCGGACCCTAGAAACTATTCTGACATTTATAGAGTGTATAAATATTCATAGGGTACACCTTCTTTTAGCTGATTGGTGGAGATGTCGGCAGTCATTCCAATAATTATATACAATATTTTTTCAAACATCCCCTCTATAAAATTTTTATAATAAAAAAAATCCACCCTTTAAGATTCGAGGTGAACTATGGCTAAACAAAAAATACAAATAGAATCAACTCCAATTCAACCAGAAGATAATAACCTTCACACTTCTATATGAATACACTTATAAACAATTTATATTATCAAATGCAACTCCTGATGAAGCTATAATAAAAACAGAAGAAATGATATTAAAACATTCAAATAATCTATTTGGTGTTGACGGTCTTGCATCTATCATTGGGGAATTATCAATCCCTTACTTCTGTAAATATTTCTTACAAGATACCTTTGTTCCTTCCTCTACAAACATGGCTAGAGAATTATCTCAAATTCATATCTCTATATGGGAAGAACTGGATAATATGTTTCTCAAAGATGAATATGACAAGATAGAAGTAATCTGGCCTAGAGGATGTGCTAAGACTACAATAGTAGATTTTGCTTTATCAGTATGGCTTCATGCTTATAAGAAATCAGTTTACACTTTAGTATGTGGTAGAACAGAATCAGATGCTACAGAATTTCTATCTCAAACTCGTCAAGCATTTGAAGAAAATTTATATATCATTAATGCTTTTGGTAGATTAGTTCAACCTAATATATTCACAGTCAATAAAAATGAATTGGAATTAAGTAATAAAACAAAAATCCAAGCAATCTCTTCTACCTCCTCAATGCGTGGCAAAAAATATAATGGTACTCGTCCATCTGTAATTATTGCGGATGACTTCCAGGGTAAATTAGATGTCTTGTCTTTAGAAGCTAGGGACAAGAAATATAATACATATATTGAAGACTCAGGATATGCAGGAGATAAAGCGGTATTTAGAAAAGGTATTAAAGTCAAACAAGCTACAAAATTCATTTGTCTCGGTACAATTTTACATAGAGATTGCTTTATGTCTCGATTATTAAAGAATAAAGACTACAAACATATCATTGAACGAGTTGTAAACTTTGATGTTGATGAATACTTCCACTCAGGATTATGGGAAGAGTTTAGACTTATTTACTTTGATTCTAAATTAAAAGATTCTACATCATTTGCAAAAGAATTTTACTATCAGCATGAATCTGAAATGCAATATGATACTATTTGGCCTGATAAATTTGATTGCCTTGACTTGGCAATTGATTTTCTGAATAATCCATCTGCCTTTAAGCAAGAAATGTTAAATGATGCTTCTAAGATTGGGGAAAAGTGGTTTAAGTCAAATAGAACAGAATCACCAGAAGAAATTGAAACACATAACTTTACTAAAACCATGCTCTGTGTAGATCCAGCTTCAACTAACACTTCTAAGTCAGACTCATTTGGTTTCCTTGTAGGATCATTAGCAGATAATGGTTTTAAGTATGTACGCAAGGCAGAACTATTAAAAATGGATGCCAGGACACAGTTTGATAAATACATTCAGCACATTATTGACTTGCTAAAAGATTATGAACAGATTTCCACGATCTACATCGAAAAAAATACATTTAATGGCAGTGACGCTAATAGGTTAGAGCAATTTATAGCAAGTGATCCAGTTTTAAGAAATAGGGACTTAGAAATCTTATGTCTTCATCAATTGACTAACAAAGATGATAAAATTTCAACTTGTGTCAGTTCCGTGAATAATGGACAAATTATTTTCAATTCAGATGATGATATTTTCATTGCAGAGATGATGGATTTTGCAGGACAACAGTATAGTGCTCACGACGATGCAGCGGATGTTTTATCTGAGTTTTCTAACCGAATAGTAAACATAGAAGTAATAAATAAAATATCATTTCTGGATATTCAAAAATTATTTAGCAGAGGAAGGTGATTATCATTTTAGATATGGAAGGTATGAGTACAGGTTTTGATGTAGATGCCAATAGAGAAATGCTTACAAAAGTACTTTCAAACTTTCAGCGTCAATATCATATAAATTTTCATATGTATTTATATTATATGGGTATTACAGATAGTGGAAATTCATATGAAACATCATCAAACGGTTCATATGACGATATTTTCATTAACGAATATAATTTAGATGCTGAAGGTGCAGGAAACTATAATTATGTTAATGATCGGTTCAATAAAAAGATCAATACTAACTTCATAAAGAAGTTTGTAAAAGAAGAAGTTTCTTATTCTGTTGGAAATGACATTACATATACAAGTCATAATGGTGACGAGAAGATTATTGAATTACTTAGATTATCTACTGCTCATTGGAAGAAAGACCATGATGCATCCTTAGCAAAGAATATGCTGATATATTCAAATACCTATGAGCTGTATTATATCGACAAAGATGCTCAATTTTGTAGTCGTGTAATTAGTCCTAGACATGGTATTTGTTTTACTGACCATTGTGATAATGTAATGTTCTTTCTCCATGTATATAGAAAACCTTATGATACCAAGATGTATGTTGATATTTATACAAATAATGAGATTATCCACTGTGATGAAGTATTTAATGAGATTTCAAGACAGTCTCATCCCTTTGGTTGTGTTCCTGTAGGAATTGCACAAGTTAGTGAAGAAGGTTGGTTAGATAGCCTATATAAAGACTTAAAATCACTTCAAGATGCATATGAAACGAATCTTAGTGATATTTCTAGTGAAATAACAGAGTTTAGAAATGCTTATTTGGTATTAAATAACTTTCAAGTAGATCCAGCTAAATTAGCTGAAATGAAAAAACTAGGTGTTATGCAGACAAAAGGCAAAGATGGATCAGCTTCTTGGCTCATAAAAACGATCAATGATACTTTCATTCAAAATACTTTGACTACACTTGAAGATAAAATGTTTCAGATTGCTTGCCATATAAACAGTAATGAAAAAATGAGTTCTAATACAAGTTCATTAGCCCTCAGAGCTAGATTGATTTCACTAGAGGAAAAATGCAAATTAAATCAGAAAGCATTAGCAAATTGTGTACAGATGAGATTACAAATGTTACTTGCTTATATGAATAATTTGAAAGGTACTAAATTTGATTATAGGGATTTGAAAGTCAAATTTACACCTAATATTCCAAATGATGATAATGCATCTGCTACTGTTGTTACTGCTCTTGGAGATAAATTAAGTAATGAAACGGCTTTAAGTTTATTTTCTTTTGTTGATAATCCTCAACATGAAGTTGCTAAAGCTAAAGCTGAACAAAGTGCTAATTCTATTGGTAATAGTTTGTTGAATCCTCCTGTTCCTGTTATTGATCCTAAAATGCCTAATGGTGGTGGGATGAATGGAAATAAATAAGGATTATCGGAAGCAAATTGAGCAGATTAAGATTTCTGGTGAAGATTACGCTAATGAAGCAATGAAAGATGTTTATATGGAGCAAAAAGAAGCCTTAGACATGATGCATTCCTATATTGGTAAGTTATATGTAGATAATTCTGTTGATGGCTTACTAGTTTTATCTACAGCACAAAAGAACAAGATTACTACCGATATGAAGTCTAAACTCAGAGCAATGGGTTTGAAATTAGGTAAATCAGAAGTGGAACAAGTTACAACTATTCTTACTTCTTTATTTGCCACATCGTATTATAAAAATGCCTTTGTTATGGAGTCAGGGATGAAAGCAAATCTGAAATTTAATATCTTAAAGAAAGAATTTATTGATTCTGCTGTAAATGCTAAATATAAAGGTGAGTTCTTCAGTGATCGTATATGGACTAACAAGGCTTCTATGATTGATAAATTACAATCTCATATCATTTCTGCTATGAAGGGTGATATGACGATTGATAAGGTAGGAAAATCAATCAAGGAAACATTTAATTGTACCGCTTATGAAAGTAGACGATTGGTTTCTACGGAAGTTAGTAGAGTTCAAGCACAGGCATCATATGATATTGGTAAAAGTACAGGAGTAGAACAAGTTATGTTTTTGGCTGTTCTAGACGGCAGGACTTGTGCAGAAGATGCTAATTTAGATGGAAAAATCTATAGTATTGATGATCCTAGTAAACCAGATTTACCTTCCCATCCAAATTGTAGGTGCAATTTTTGTAATATTCCATATCAAAACTGGAATCCAACACAAAGAAGAGATAATGAGACAGGTAAAAATATTGATTATACAAATTATGCTGATTGGGCAAAAAGCAAAGGAATTTAATATTTAATGTTAATCAACATCCTAAATTTATAGGATGTTTTTTATATGTCTAAAAACAATTGCGTTTCTAGTTGAAAAGTTAGAAGGGCAGAAATGAGGAATAAATTATGGCAATTGAAAACTTTGGGGAAATCACTACTTATTTTCAAGACAACAAAGACGCAGAAGATGTAAAAGGGTTTTTGGGTGGGTTATCTAATCTTGACGTATTCAAAGGCAAACTTACAAATGATGCAGATTTTAAAAGTTACTTCGATTCGGAATCAGATAAAAGGGGTTCAAAGTCCTTGCAAACATGGAAAGACAACAATTTGGACGGTCTAGTTTCCGCAAAGGTAAAAGAATTATACCCTGATGCTGATCCTAAAGATTTGAAGATTAAAGAGTTAGAGGATAGGTTCAATAATGCAGAAAAAGGAAGACTTAAAGAAACTTTAACTAATAAGTCTTTAAAATTTGCCCAAGATCAAAAATTACCTACTGACCTCATTGATTTCTTTATTGGTAATGATGATGAAACTACCACTAAGAATTTAGAGAAATTTATGGCAACTATGGCTTTACATGATGAAGCAATTAAGACTGAATTTGCAAGAGGTAATTCATATACACCTCCAAATGGAGATAAGAGCAATCTAGGTGCAGAAGACAAAATGAGAGCAGAAATTGCTAAGTTCATGAAATAGGGTTTCGGGCTTCCTTAAGAAAAAGCACTAATATTTAAAAATGAAAGAGGTAATTAAGATGGCTGTTAATACTTTAGCTTACGCAACATTATTTATGCAAGAATTGGACAAACAACTCGTGGCAGGAGCTACTAGCGGATGGATGGAAGGCAATGCAGGACTTGTAATTTATAACGGAGGAAATACTGTAAAAATTCCTAAGATCACAATGGACGGAATGGGAAATTATAATCGTGGTACTGGTTTCGTAGGTGGTTCTTCAATTTTGACATATGAGACCAAAACAATGGGTCAAGATCGTGGACGTACATTCTCTTTAGATGCAATGGATGTCAATGAAACAAACTTTGTTGCAAATGCTTCTAACCTCATGGGAGAATTTCAACGTACTATGGTTATCCCTGAAATTGATGCTTATCGCTACTCTACAATTGCAGCCCTTGCTGTTGCTAATGCAAGAGTTAGTAATGGATATACACCTTCTAAGGCAGATATTTATTCCAGACTTAAAGCTGATATTGCTACAATTCAAGATGCTATCGGTGCAGTTCCTTTAGTTATCACTATGTCTATTGCAAACTTAGCTATCCTTGAAGGTTCTACAGAAATCACTCGCAGACTTGATGTTGGAGCGTTTTCTGGAACTATCTTATCAGAAGTTAAGAAAATTGATGAATGTCCTATCATTGAAGTTCCATCTGCTCGTTTGAAAACTGCTTATGTTTTTAATGATGGTACCACTGCTGGGCAAACTGTCGGAGGATTCGTTCCTGCTGGCGTTACAAAGAATATCAACTGGATCATCACACCTGCCAATGCTCCTATCGCTATTTCCAAAACTGATAATATTCGTATCTTTACTCCTGATCAAAACCAAACAGCAGATGCTTACAAACTGGATTATCGTAAATATCATGATCTCTGGATTATGGATAATCAACTTGCTGGCTGTTTTGTTAACATCAAAGAAGTGTAATATATATGTTTGAATTACGTAAACTTAATGTCCACAGAATTGTATTAACTGAGCTTGAAAAAGCTCAGTTAATCTCTCAAGGTTTTGAAAGAAGTATTAGTAGAAGTTGAAATTAAAGAAATAGTAGAAAAAGTTGAGAAGGGTAAGGCTTAAATTGCCTTCCCTTTTTTTTGGAGGTGCGTGATGCTATTAGATGATATTAAAACAGAGTTAGGGATTCTTGATACTTCAAGAGATAGTTTATTAAATTTATATATTAGAAAAGGTACTACTTTAATTGTTAATTATATGAACACTCCAATTTATGGCAAAGCAAATTTAACTTTAAATGCCGTAAAATATGAAGCACTTACTGGACTTGCTGGAAATTCCTATACCATTACTATAGTGCAAGGTGTTGGAGTTTCAATTCCTACTGCTGGAATAATTGACCTTTTCGGGAATTTAATTATTACTCTAGGAACTAGTAATATTTCTGTTCCATTGTCTGTAACAGCTTCACAAATCTCAGCATTAATATTTACAGGTGATGGTTTAGGATTAATTACAGCTAATATTTCTATTAATACAACTGGCACAACTGTTCAAGTTGTAAGTACATCTGCAACATTTATACCTGTAGTTCTTGTTAATGTTCCTGTTATTTATGCGGATGCATTAACAGAATATGTGATGCTACGCTACCGTAAAAAGGGTAATGAGGGAGTTAAACAATATAGTCAAGGTTCTAGGTCTGGAACTTATGAAGATGGATTACAACAAAGTGTTAAAGCATTATTACCTTCCCCATTTATAAAAATGATGGGGGTGCGACATGCTTAGTAATTATAGAGTAGGTGTTTATAATCGACTACCTTCAAGTAAAGTAAATGGTATAACTATTACTGGAGTTTTAGCTTGGGTAAAGGATATAGATGTAGACATTCAGCCTTATTCTACTGCCCTATTGATAAAACAGTATGGATACAATATCGAATGCAATAAGAGGTTATTTTTGGACTTTGATCCTGTTGTAAAAATCGGAACAGTTTTTTATTATACTAATCCGCAATTAGTTGTCGAAAAGTATGAAGTTAAAACAATAATTAACTGGGATTATTTAGAGGTGGCTTGCCTTGGAATATAAAAGCTATAAAAATGCTGTATTATCAGCCATGCAATTATGTAAAAAAGAATTTTGTGTTGGTGTAGGAACATTAATTGTAGCAGAAGTGCAACCACTTGTTCCAGTAGATACAGGTAATTTACGACGAAGTATTGTGTCTGAAAATATGCCAAGTGATGAAGGTGTCTATATCGGAGCTAACGAAAATGCAAAATATGCTTTAACCATTGAAAAAGGTCTCTCAGGTCATAAGGCACAACCATTTCTTGAACCAGGAGCAATGAATTCAATCCCTAAAATTATAAATGTTGCTGAAATGATCTTTAAAAGCAAATTAGGTGGTGGATGATGTTACTGGATTTATATACCTTTAATCAATTCTAAAATTCAACCAATTTGTAATTGTTTTGTTGACCATTATCCAGAAGATGAAACAAAAACTTACCCATATGTAGAATTTAGATTTCCTAATACTTTACCTAATAATTCGTTTTCAGATAATGTTTTAATTGGAAATTGATATTTATGATGATAAAAGTACGGACATTAGAGAGATTGAAACTATTACTGATTCAATTCATTTAGCTTTAAATAGACTACAATATAATGATTCTAAATTACAAGTAAGTATTAATCGTAATACACCTTATCGCTTAGTTCTCCCTGATCCGATAATTCACATTCAGCGAAGACAACTAAGGTATATTTGCACATCTTATAATAAATAAAAGGGAGTATAAAAAATGAGTGATCTAAATGGACAATTAATATCAACCCCTACAGGGCAAATAGCTCAGAGTGTTTCCATAGTTGGGAGTTTAGCGAATTTCGGGATAGCTATTAATTCAGCCGTAGTATTAGCTGGAGCAAGTGCAGTATTTACAGTGCCTAATACATTAGGGTTCAAAAAGTTAACTGTATTTGTTAAGGGTGACAACGCACTAGCCAATAGTATTTTTGTATATGGCAGTAATGATGGAGTTACATTTTTCTCTGGAAATCCTATTGCTTCTGTCGCTTCAAGCATTCTGTATAAAAGGGTTGCGTGTGATATTAATGACCAATTCGTACAAATATCAGTTAAAAACGATGGCGTTAGCAATCAGACTATTTCGGCATGGTATGTTATGCAAGCATAAATTTTAATTAAAGACTCAACAAGCTAAAAAGAATAAATAAGAAATGGAGTGATTAATTTGCCTAATAGCACAAATACAATAGGTTTTACCGCCAAATACGCCAAACAACCTAATGATTGACGCAGGAGCCGTGTGGAAAAACTATGGCCTTGCTAATGAAGCATTACTAGGAGCAACCTCTGGCGGTAATGAATTAGTTATCGTAGTTAAAACTAGGGATGTAAAAGTTGATGGCCTAAAGGGAACTGTCAAAGGACTTACAAGAATTATTTCAACAGATGTAACTCTTAAAGCCAACATGCTTGAGCTTACTACAGATATTATTAAGACAGCATTAATGGGAGTAGTGGATACTACAACTAATCCTGGTTATGACACTATCACAGGAAAAACAGAAATACTTCTAACAGATTATGTCACCAATATTGCTATAGTTGGCAGATTAAGTGGAAGTTTAACACCTGTCGTTATTATGTTAAAAAATGCTTTATCTTCAGATGGTATTAAATTTTCGTCTAAGGATTCAGCAGACAATATTTTGCCGATTACCTTCACTGCAAGTATTGACCCTAACTTCCCACTTCTCAGCCCTTATGAAATCAGATACCCACAAGTAAGCGCACTCGCACCTTTCTATGTTACTGATCCAGCAGTTATGTCTAATGGTAAAATTCGCTTACACTTTAGCAGTTCTGCTGCTGTTGTTGTTCCGTTCACAGGATTTACAGTTACTTTACTAGGAGCAGGAAATGCAGTAACCGCAGCAACTAGGGACGTAAACGATCTCAGCGTTGTATTGCTAACCCTCACTACCCCACCAACCGCAGGACAGGCCGTAACTCTTGGATATATCTTGCCTGTATCTGTTCCTTCCCAAGTTACTTCTTTGGCTGGCGGCGTGCTTGCCACATTCCCTGTTGCTACGGTAGCTAATAACTAAATAAGATAAAAGCACCTCTGAAAATGGGGTGCTTATTTTTTGGAGGTAAACATGAGAAATATAGCCAGTACAGACTTTTTCACATTCACAAGGATCATTAAAAAGATGGGTATTCGTGATGAACTTAAAAAGATTGCTAAGTATGTTGCATCCGTTAAGCCGGAGGATAAAGATATTGCTACAAACGAAATGCAAATAGAACTAATAATGATATTTATTGAGAATATTGCAAACGCGGAGAAAGAGGTATTTAAGTTTGTTTCAGACGTAAGCGAGAAATCAGTGGACGATCTTAAGGACCCTACGCTATTCATTCAATCGTTAAAAGAAATTCTTGAGAGCGAAAGTATCAAAAGTTTTTTCTCATTAGCGTTGAAATAGACAACGCTGATTTAATAGATACCCTTTCGAGTCGGTATGATATTAACTTTATATTTAGTCTTGGTATTGATGAAGTTATAGAAATGTACCTTAAGGCTAAAAAAGAAAATTCATTAGATATGCTTTGGCAACAGTGGTTAGTAGATTTTTCTCGAATGGATGGGGATAATTTCATTTCCTTCAAGGATTACAAGCAGAGGACATTTAAACCTGAGACGGCAAGAATTAGATACAAAAAAGATACTTGAAGAAGCGGAAAAAATCAAATCACTCGATCAGAAAGGAGTTGAGTAAAATTCAGATCTTCGAATTATTTGGAACTATCCTACTTAAAGATCAGGGAGTAGAGGGAAAACTTGATAAGATAGAAAAGAAAGCTGGGGGAACGGCTAAAAGCATGGGAATGTCATTCGGCACTATAGCAGGAGCAGCGTTAAAGCTAGGAGCTGTGCTTGGTGTTGGTTTAGGCTTTAAGGATATGATTGAGGGCGCAACTAAAAGTCAGGAAAGACTTGCTCAGATGGATAATGTCCTAAAATCAACTGGTGGGCAGGCCGGAATGACTAAGGATGAATTACTAAAACTTGCAGACGCTCAGGGCAAGCTGACTAAATTCTCAAAAGGTGCAAATATCGAGACTGAAAACTTGCTTTTAACCTTTACCGGAATTGGCAAAAAGACATTCCCTGACGCCCTAAAAGCTGTTAATGATATGTCTACGGCATTGGGCCAGGATACAAAAAGCTCTGCTATTCAACTTGGTAAGGCACTAAATGACCCAATTAAAGGGATTACAGCCCTGTCCAAGGTTGGAGTATCTTTCACTGAGGAACAAAAGAAGCAGATTAAAGTATTGCAGGAGTCGGGTAAAACAGAACAGGCACAGGCTGTAATCTTAAAGGAATTACAAAAGGAATTTGAGGGAAGTGCAGAAGCTGCCGGAGCAGGATTCGGTGGTCAACTGACTATCCTAAAAAATCAATTATCAGGTGTTTCTACGCAAATGGGAACTACTTTACTTCCCTATTTGCAGAACTTTACAAAATACATTAACGATAATATGCCTGTTATAAAGCAAGCTATCACAGATGTAGTAAACTATGTCATACCTAAATTCCAGGAGTGGTCAGCACTTATAGGAGAAATAGCCAAAGAACTTCTCCCTTCCTTTGGAAAGTCTACAGATGATGCAAAAACAAAAGCAACAGACTTGGCTAAAGATGGTATGAACTTTGTCACAGATGCGCTTAAATGGATAAAGGATAATATAGGAATCGTAAAAGATGGAGTAATAGCCCTTACTACTGTTTGGATACTAGAAAAGATTGCTGTTCTCGCGCTCAACATAGCACAGGGAGCGCATAATATTTCCTTAGTCGCTGGCAGAGTTGCAACAGTGGCCATGAATGTCGTAACAGCTATATCTACGGCTCTACAGTGGGGGCACGCTATAGCCCTTGAGTCAGGATCGGTTGCGTTAGGAGTTATAGCAGCTGCTCAGTGGTTATTTAATATAGCAATGGACGCTAACCCTATAGGCGTAGTAGTTATAGCCTTGGCAGCGTTGGGGCTTGCTATCTACGAAGTGGTGAAGCATTGGCAGGATATTGTAACTTGGATAAGTAAAGCCTGGGATTGGTTGACGAAATGGAACGGAACCCCAGCACAAGATAAGAACGCAACGGTAACGACCACTAATGTGGCACAAGATGCCCCTGCTAATATCCCGGGATATAACGCAGCAGGGACAGACAACTGGCGCGGTGGATTAACTTGGGTAGGGGAAAAAGGCCCCGAGCTGATTAACGCTCCCAAAGGTACACGAATTAAATCAAATGATGAATCTATGGCGATGGTTAATGGTGGTTCAAGAAAATCCTCACAACCAGTCATATTGCAATTAGTCCTACAAAACGGAAAAGCAATAGCCGAATATCTCATACCTGATTTAGACATTCTTATGGGCAGCACAAATAGATTAACTGGAAGGGCGGTAGGAGTATGAATGGAATAACTTTCAACGGTAAACACTCCTACAACGACTTTCAGTTAATCATGACAGGCAAGAGAATAAGTACACCATCAAAGAAGAAAATTAAAGTCGATGTACCAGGGATGCACTCTGTTTATGACTTTTCAACCGTAGCAAGTAATGGTGACATCGTCTACAATCAGAGACTCATAGAGGTAGATTTAACGCTGTTAGCAAGCTCTAAGCATGAACTACACTCTAAGTTGTCTAAGGTGGCTAATTGGCTACAGGACACGCCACAGGGACAGCTTATCTTTGACGATTTCGCTTACTATTATTTCATGGCAGAAGTTGAGGATGTACTCAACTTTAAAGAGGAACACAACACAGCAGACATAATAGTTAAGTTTGTGGCAGAGCCCTTTAAGACAGGACTTGCTTACGTTGGCAATACTATATGGAATACATTTAACTTCGATGAAGATACCTTGCAAAGTCTCAGCTTTGATGTAGTCACAACTAAAACTGTTAGTATTTACAACCCTGGCAGGTCGGTAACACCTGTTATTAATTGCAGTACGGCAATGAGCGTTATATTTGGTGGAGTAACGTATAACTTGATTATCGGTGACAATACACCTTTCGGTCTGAAACTCTTGAATGGAGCGAATAGCCTTGTTATTAATGGAACAGGCCATGTAAATGTACTCTTTAGGAAGGTGACTCTGTAAATGTATGAAGTAGATATATACAATGGATTAACAAAGACAGTTATACACTATCCATCGGCAGAAGCAGGATACCCTCACCTTTTGTCTTTGCACTACAAAGAGGTCTTATCTCTTCCGGATCAGCTCACCTTTGATGTTCCTTTCAGCAATCCTGGCTACAGCTTAATCCAAGGACTAATTACAAGGGTTAAGATCATCGACACCAAAGATGGTTCTGTTATCTTCTCTGGTCGTGTGCTAAACACCAAAGACGGCATGATACCAGGCGGGGAATTTTATAACAATGTTATCTGTGAGGGAGCCCTAGCATACCTAAACGACACGCAGACAAGACGCTGGCATTTTCAGAACCAGACCCCTACGCAAATTCTTGCTTACTTACTGGATCAGCACAATCAAAAGGTCGACATTAGTAAGCAAATACTAGTTGGCACAATCCAGATAACACAACCGATCACGGTAGACACGAATTATGAAACGACACTGAACGCAATCGTAACCAAGCTACACAATATTTTAGGTGGGGATTTAGTAATAAGAGAAACCGCCGGAATATTGTACCTTGATTACTTAACCGAACAGGGAGTAAACAACGGAGTAAAAATACAAATAGCCACAAACGCAAAGCACCTGATAAGAGAATGGGACCCTATTGATGTGATCACGAGGGCAATACCGCAGGGTTATGGCCAAGGCATCAATCAACTCAACATCAACTCAGTCAATGCAGGAATTGAGTATATCGAGGATGCAACGGCCAAGGCTAAGTATGGGGTCATTGAAGAGTTAGTGACCGATAAGGCCATTCAGAACGCAAATACTCTTTTGATCTATGGGCAAACGGTTTTAGCAGAAAAGAAACAACCTAAGCTAATTATTGACACTGGCATGGTGGACAGAAGCCTATTAGCACAGTATTCCTTAGAAAAGTATGGGTTAGGTGATACACTCCATATTCTTGCACCTGTGATGGCTATAGACGTTTACGCGAGGGTTGTGGAGAGGGATAGGGATCTGATAAACAGCCCTTGGGATCCTAAACTTATTATTAGCACTAGACCTATTAGACTATCAACTCAGGTAATGAGCTTGAAACAGAGAAACATGGCATTAGAGCAATGTCCTCAGGGATCAACATACATTGACACTTTTGGATATGCAGAGAATATTGACGCGGCACACAGCTTTCAACTTCCAATATGGCTATCGCCTGACATTCTATACGTAAATAGAGTTAGACTTCATATAGATTCGCAGAAATTCAGAGCATACGAGAAAGGGTTGTTATCAGGTGGAGGTTCCACTACAACAAGTTCTAGCGGTGGAGGAAGCACCCAAACAAGTTCTAGTGGTGGATCATCATCAACTACTATAACAACTCCTCCAGCAAGCTCGTATGACGTAGCTAATGTTGTTGTTGTAGCAACAAGCTCAGAAAATCCGGCTACCCCTCATTACCACTCCTTGCCTGGTGGACTTTTAGCTATGGCTTATCAGCATACCCACCAATTTGTAATAAGCATACTTAGCCATATCCATACCTTGAATATCCCAGCTCATGTGCATGACCTGATAATTGCAGCCCATCAACACGCTATAGACTATGGAATATTTGAAGATACCTATCCGGCTACTGTGCAAGTTAAGATCAACGGTGTTGTGGTCCCAGGTGTAGTTATAGCCGATGGAGGAAGCCTGGATATGGACATCTCTTCTTATATTGGAACCCCAGGTACAACTTACAACTTAGAGGTTACAAGTAGCAGAAACGGTCGCGTAAATGTTTGGGTTTCAGTTCAAGCGTTCATCCAAATAAAATAATTTTTCTCCCCCTTGCGTAACGTTACGTTACGTGATATTATTATCTCACCAAAGATTTTAGGAGATGGTATTATCGTAGTTAAGAAAAAAATAATTATGGACTTAACTCAAGAGGAATCTGATCGCCTTAATACCATCATTAGTGAGCTTGGAACAACTAAGGTAGGTTTCTTACGTCACGCTATGTTAAATGCAGAAAAGAAAATAAAAGGTGGGGGAATAAAAAAATGAAAAAGATATTATCCTTCTTTTTGATATTGTGCGCCATTGAAGTTGTACTGCTTGGTGTTGATACTCATCAATATGTAACTACTAAATCCTGTCCGGTAAGTATAAATGGCCACATCATTAGTGCCGTAGATACTCAAATCAACTTTAGCGGAATGGCTAAATAACAACATAACCACAGTAAATCAAGGCATCGATTAATCGGTGTCTATTTTGTTGCGCAAATTTAAGGGAGGTCTTACGATGACAGTAGCAGATAATGTAGCATCAATTAGGGCAGCAGTATTAGGCATAGATGTGAGAGAAAGCATAGCGGTAGGTATAGATACCATAAATGTGGCTCAAACATCTCTGCAAACTACTTTCAACGGATTAGTAATTAATGCAGGAACTTCCAATGCTGAGATCGTTGTGGCGCGTGGAGGAAAGGCAGATCTAAACACCAGGCTCGGTTTAGTTGATGCGCAGTTGGCTGATACTGTGCAGAAACTAACACTCAAAACGGACAATGCAGTAATATCAAAGCGCAGAGTTATCCCCGCACTACCACGATTTGAGACAACCACATATATAAATAATCCTATTTTGCCTCTAGGCAATGCCGGTAGTTGGGATGCTGGAAGTATGCGTGATATGGCAATTCTTTACGCAAACGGTAAATATTATATGTTTTATACAGGTGCTATAACTAACTTGACGCCATATACGCCTAGCATTGGACTAGCTACAAGCCCTGACGGTTATGCATGGACAAAGCAAGGTAAGGTTTTTGACCGAAATGTTGTAACAGGACTGTTTGATAGTGGTGGCGTGTTTTCTCCCGGAGTTTACTTTGAGAATGGAATATTTTACATGTACTACGCAGGTATTAACGACCCTAGTCAGTGGTACAATGGACCAATAAAAACAGGACTAGCAACAAGTCCTGATGGTATTACATGGACGCGTAGTGCAAGCAATCCTGTACTCATATCCGATCAAGCGTGGGAAGGATCACAGGGCGTTTATGCTTGTGACGTGAAAAAGGTTAACGGACGCTATTTAATGCTATATACAAGCCACAGTCCAGGCACTTGGGACATAGGTGGCGCAACGTCAACAGATTTAATTAACTGGACAAAGTTAGCGAACAACCCAATTATAGTTGCACCAACAAGGTGTTCTGAGGAACCTGCCATGGTACAAATGCCAGATGGGACACTTTTATGTTTCGCGGATGAACTAAACACACCAACAGGTGTTGGGGTCTATATGGCAACAGATTTAGATGGATTTAGTTGGGTTAGGGTAGGCAATGTTTTATCTAATTTAGGTAATGCGGGTGCTTGGTGTAGTGGCGTATTAGGTGCTAGTTCACCGTGTATGATGCCAGACGGTAAAATATTATTAGCAATTAACGGAAGTACAGGAAGTGACCCCGAAGCAATACGCAAATTAGGTATTGCCACTATAACCCCGGCACTAATGACTAGGCCAACAGGATATACCAATTATAAACCACAAAACTTTGTAACTAGTTTAAAATTACTTACCTATACACAAGTATTACAAGTTGCCATTGTTACAGGTGCTTCGCCAACTTCGGCACAAAATGTTACCATTAATTGGCCAGAACCCTGGGAAAATGTACTAGCTGTTTTTGCACAAACTAGAATTGCGCCTGTTTCAATTCATCCGTTTACTGAGGCTCCAAGTATAACAGGGTGTCTGATATGGATAGAAACTCTAACGGGCGTTCCGTTAGTTGCTAATACCACTTATATTGTTGATGTTATGGCGATAGGCTATTGATTATCTTATTAATTGTCTATCTTGCTTTATTGGTATTAGGCTTAATATTTAATTATGGAGCGCACAAGATATGACGTATTAGACGCATGTAGTTAATTAGTGATAAATAAAAAACCGCCATAATAATTGGCGGTTTTAGTTTATTATTTCAGTTTTAGTAAGTCATCAATACCAACTTCTAGGTATACACAAAGTTTAACAATCAATTCCTTGGGAAAGTGCTTAGAATTATTATGGTACATTTGCAAGACAGTAGCAAACCTATAATCAATATCTTTTGATACCTTGCGAACACTTAATTTTCGTTCATCCAATATCTCTTTTAAATTACTATGTAAGTCCAAGGAAAATTCCCCCTCAAGTAACATTATACATTGATACTAAAAAAGTTTCAATAACTTGATACTAATTTAGTTTCATGCTATACTGATGTTACTGATACGAAAATAGTATCAGAAATAGGGAGAGGGGAAGGACAAGTATGGATAATTTAATAGAGGAGTTGGTAACTAGTGTTAATGAACTTTGTGAAGAAGTGGACATATCTATAATAAGGGCAAAATTCACAGATATTCTAAAATCGTATAATGTAAAACCAACTAATTACAATGAGGGGGATTCAGACATTGCCCAAAAAACTAGTATATTCATTTCTGGAAAAAGATTAGAGGGACTAAGCGAATTAACATTAAAAGGTTATGAACTAGAATTACAAATATTCGGTAAGAACATAGATAAAAAAGTAGAAGATATTTCAACAAATGCATATTAGAATATATTTAGGACAATTCGATAAACTCAAATCTAGTTCTATGGCTAAAAAGCTATCTATAATAAAAAGTTTCCTTGGTTGGTTAACATCTGAAGAAATAATTTCAAGAGACCCAACAAAAAAAATAAAACCTCCTAAAAAAGAAAAAAGATTACCCAAAGCACTTCTTATAGATGAATTAGAAATGATTCGTGAAGCATGTACAACTCCAAGAGAACGAGCACTTATAGAAGTAATGTACGCCTCAGGGTGTAGATTATCGGAAGTTGTAAAAATGAATAAAGAAGATATTGACTATCAATCTATGTCTACAACAGTAATAGGAAAAGGTAATAAAGAGAGAACTGTATATTTTAGTGCAAAAGCACTCTATCATTTAAAAAAATATCTGATGCAACGATTAGATAGTGACCCTGCTTTATTTGTTACTGAACGGAAACCAAATAGAAGATTATCCTCTAGAGGAATCGAGAGGGAAGTCAAAGTTATAGCAGGAAAGTCAGAAGTTAAGAAAAACGTATATCCACATATATTAAGACACACTTTTGCCACGTTACTTATTAATAATGGTGCATCGTTAGTGGCGGTACAAGAACTTTTGGGACATGAAGATCCTGCGACGACACTTATTTATGCTCGCTTATCAGATGAAAAGATAAAACAATCCCATAAACAATATTTAGTACAATAAGTCTTGCAAAATTCAGCAAAAACAATAGTTTCAAACAACTAATAAATAAAAAATAGAGGATAGCATATTTGCCTGTGCTATCCTCTGCATCGCTTTGCCCCCTAAGGCTCAGCGACTTATTCATATTATATATCACAAAAGGGGGCAATGGCAACATGGAAGGTGGCGTGTTAATAATGCTTGACCAGGAGCAAGTGCAGGTAATTTTAGATGCACACAATAAAAAACTTACTATTCATGATGAAAAAATTGAAATTCATGATGAAAAAATTCATGGTCTAGAATTGGAAAGTACAAGTTTTAAAGGAATACTTAATTCCATAGAACAAAAGTTAAACTTTCAAGATACTACTCTTATTGATATTAAAAATTCACAAATTCAAAATTCACAAACTTCAGCAATTTTATTGAGTACTGTTTCAGCTATTGCAGTTGGTCAAAGCAATTCAAATAATGCAATTCTCATGGAAGAAAAAGTTAGTGCAACTGAAATTAAAAAGATTCGTACTCGTAGCAATGGGAAAGTTATAATTCAGACAATAGCAATAATCGGAGGAATTATAACGCTTATTGTAACGTCTTACCTTAGTGGAAAAGGATTCTCAATCAACATGTAGTCAACATATCAACAACAATAAAACAGTGGAGATGAAGATAGATGTCAACACCATTCAAACGTACAATTAAAGAAATAGTAATTCATCATATGGGTGATGGTAGGTCTCCTGATGTCCCAATTGCTCAACGTTGGAATCCATATAAATATGACTACCCTGAATATGATTTTGGGGTTGAAGCAGATGGAACAATCAGACAAGGTAGACCATTGAATGTTCAGGGTGCTCATTGTATTGCCGATAAACCACAATATTCAAAACAGGGTGAACAATGGTGGAATCAAAATAGTATTGGTATTGGATTAGCTGGAGATTTTACCAAATTCACTATGCCACAAGCACAATTTAATGGTTTAGTTGGTTTAGTTAAAAGATTAATGAGCCAATATGGATTAACTTTAGATAACGTATATCCACATGGTCAAGTAAAATATACAGACTGCCCTGGGTGTACATATAGTAAAGTTCCTGCATTGACAAAAGGTACATGGAGCTATGATGCTTTTGAAAAGGCTGTATTAGCTCCTGTTGTCACTCCTACGCCTGTTGTGGCAACTCCTGTCACAATTATGTACCGTGTTATTCTAGACGGTAAACAGACCATTGCAGTCTCATCTCAAACCAATGCAGAGAAGGTTGTAACTAGTGCTGTAGACAATGGTTCTGCAACTAGGGGAATCGTTCAAAGGAATACAGACTCAGTTAATGTATTTGAATATGTAAAACCTATTGTGGTTGTAGTTCCAGTTATTATTCCTGTGACAGTTCCTATAGTAGATAGTGTTGTTGTTGATCTACTTAATCAAGCAATTAAAATTCTGAATAATGGAGGCAAATAATATGATTATCAGTCAAAAACTCAAATCTCGTAAATTAATTGCATTTGTTGGAATGGTTGTTTTGGTCATTTTGAACTATGTATTTGTATTAGGTTTACCAGTTGATGCAGTTATGTCTTTAGTTGCTTTAACTGCGAGTTATATTTTAGGTCAGGGTATGGTTGATTCTAAACAACCTGTATTGCCTGTAGAAAATATTTCATCTGCCTTAACTGAAATATTTAAAGCAGAACTTTCTAAAATACCTGCTACAAAAAGTTTGCCATTAGATGAAATTGCGAATATTTTTAAAGGTATTTTAGTTACAGAATTATCAAAAATTAACACATTCACGATAGCACCAACAGCTATAGCACCTGTATTACCTGTTTCAGATGTTGTAACCCCATCTGTAACCCCAGTTGATCCTCAAGCAACTGCTCAATGTTAATATAATAATTTTAAGCTCTGCCAGAAATGGTGGAGCTATTTTTTATGTTCAAAGACAAACAGAATAATAA